TATACATTGACTAATGAAAGAAGATTTAAAGTGTATAATGATTACAAATTAAAACTGAGAGCATATTCAAAAAAGCGATTTGATCCATTCTGTAGATGGGAAAGAATCAATGTACCTTATAAAGATGGTAAATCAATACAAACTACACTAGGACAATTAAATTTTTTTAAATGGGCAATAGAAAATGAAGTGGTTAAATATATCGAAGAAAATTATACCCATATAGAGGCTGATATGAATAAACGTAATAGTTCTTCCCGCCGTCGTAATCATGGAACCATTTCCCAAAAGACAAGAAAAAAACGGGAGGAATTATCTGTTTCAGCATCTAAAAGCATTAAAAAGGAAAATGTTGAGATTGTAATTAAATTTGATTAAGTTTGATACATTTTAATATATTTACACGAATTAATATATTAAAATTAAAATTACATATAATTTATGTTAAATTTTATTATGGGAAATGGTACATCGGCATTAAAAATAAATTTTGAAGATATTCAAGAAGCAATACATGATAATAATATATATCTTATCAATACCCTTCCAGCAGATAAACAAAGCTGCCTTATATTAAACACACTAGAGCCAACCGACGAAGTAGACCGAATGAATCATTGGATGAAATCGTTGGTCTCTGCACCATTAATTATTATTTATGGTGAGAATTCATGTGATGACACCGCCGGAAAAAAATATTTACAACTAATTCAATTGGGCTTTAAAAAAGTAGCTATATATTCAGGCGGATTATTTGAATGGTTGTTATTACAAGATATATATGGACATGAATTGTTTCCTACAAAAGGGTCTGCAAATGATATGTTAATATATAAAGGTTCTAGCAAGAAACATGCATTGAGTCGTGGCTAAAATCCACTAATTTTTTATCTAATACATCATTTGCGATTTTATCTGCAATTTTATTTGCATTTCGTTTGATATGTTGAAAGGTAACTTTGGCAGTGAGAGAATTAAGAATAGATTTGGCTTTTAAATAAAGAGGCTTTAGTCCTTCGGAGTTTACTTTATAGTTATCTTGTACTTGTTCGATGACAAGCTTAGAATCTCCTTGAATATGAATTCGGCTTGCACCAGGGTTTAATGTAGAGATAGCTTCTAGTCCTTGAATAAAAGCCATATATTCTGCATAATTGTTTGTATGTGTACCGTCATTTAAATATGACCCACCTCGTTTTACTTCACAATCACCCAAATATATGATATAGCCCGTTGATGCAGGACCAGGATTGCCTCGGCTTGCACCATCAAACATGAGCCTGTACATTGTAGATGGGGGTGAATATACTGTGTCTTTTTGAATTGTGTCATTCATGATCAATTCGGAAACAGCTTGATAGCAACATTCCATAGCATTTGGCTCTTTCTCAATATCTCCTCCAGCGGCTAAACAAAGTGATGTGGCATTTTTGTTTTTTATATTATCATTATTATTGTTTAACAACCAATTATCATGATATACATGACATCTCTCTAAATATTCCAGTGGAATATCTTCACCCTTTCGGTTTCTTTTTTGAACCCGTTTGGCAGATACAGTTGGTTCACAACGAAGATACACATGTGTAAAGATAGGTAGATCTGTTAAAAACTCCTCAAACCATCGATTATAAATAGCATAGCCTATTTCATCAATCTTTTTATCATCTTTTAACATACTTGCAAATACCCATTTATCAGTCATAACACTACGCTCTGTAATAATAACCCTTGGTTTTTTCCGCAATGCCTCCCGTAACAATGCAATTCTAGATATATACGCCATCATTTGAAATGGAAATGCAAATTTTTGCTGATCCGCATAATATCTCTCTAAAATAGTAGTTCCATTTTCATCTTTTATCGCATTCCATTCAGATACGGGTTCTTGCAAAAAGATAATACTAGCATCTTCAGCAAATCTTTGCTGCAATGTTTTGATAAATGTGGATTTGCCTGTTCCTATATTGCCTTCGATAGAAATAATGCGTGTATTTTCGTGGTCACTGGACATTGCTATTTTCTTTCTTTGAAATAAGACAATGTTTTAAAGTAACTTCAATTTTTTTGATAAAAAAAAGAGCATCAAGTACAAAATATATTTATTTTGAATCAAAAGTTATTTACAATTCAGCATAATTGATTGGTTCATGTGGAATATATGCCTGTGTTAAAGGCGGGGCGTTTGATGCAAACGATGTGTTACTATTTGAACTGACTCGAACCTGCTGTACGGGGTCTAATGTAATGATAGCAGGGCGATTATTAAAACACATACGCCTTACTTTTTTATATATACAACATCGTATAAACATTACAGATACAATTGTGGTGTAAATGATAAACCAACTATACACGCCATTATATACATCTAATGTTGTAAGCTTTTGTCTAGAACATTTTCCCCATAATGCTCCAAAACACCAAATAAACAAACACCAACCAGATACGCATAGTGTGCAAATAATAGCAGGTTTTGTTTTTGTATTGCAGTAATTAGATAAACGCTCAATTGTAATAAAACTTGACCAAATAATTTGACTGATTAGTAGTGCATTTAGTCCAGTATTTTTACAAATTGCATTTACTTGAGAAGGCGGATTGTTTATGAGTGCTATAGTTGCAAAAACAAACCAATAAACAATTAAAATAATAAGAACTCCATATGTAAGGTAACGAAGACAAGGTTTAACCCATCCCCATTTATCATAATATATCATGTGATCATGAACAATTTTTTGCTGATTCGCATTTAATTGATAATTATTTCTAGAATTTGAATACATTGGCATTATTACACTACTTTAAATAATGTATATAGATTCAATTGAATCTATTCAATTTTAATTTTAAATGAATTCAATATAATGACATGTGTGTGTATTATACTATGTTAGACTTAGCACAAGGAAAATTATCTCGAGAAGAATGGATAAGTATAGAAGTTCCACTACCGGACGATGAAAAACATATAATTAAATTAATTTGCGATGGATATCATGATGTTAATATATGTCAAAATAAAACATTGTCTTTATTGACGTTTTTAAGAATACCCATATCGAATGGTGCACATGCACATATATATAAACGGTATATTGAAACTAAATTAGTTTTACTGACAAACCGCTATGGTTTCACAATACAAAAACAAAAAAAGAAATTAGCCGCTTTAAAAAAAAAAGATATATTACGGTTAGAAAATGCAGATAAAAATATGAAATCAACAAAGATAGACTTGTTTGAAATGGTTCTACTTGATTCACTTGAAAAAATGCACTATGAGAGAAAATCTAAAAATAAAGAAAATTATTCTTGGTTGCAACATTTTTATACAATTAAAACATTGTTAACATATAAAATTAAAAATGTAAATACGATATTTTTAAATATTATAAAAGAACACGTGCAAAATATATCAAAAGAAGTGACCCCTATTCAGCTTTTGCGTGTTTCACAATTGGCTATTGAAAAAAATGATAAATTATTAAAATATGCAGATGAAAAACTATTTGATCATCAGCGAAAACTATTCACACATTGTAATAATCCATGTCCTAAGCTAATTTCTTATGTAGCTCCTACGGGCACGGGTAAAACACTATCTCCTATTGGATTATCGGAAAAACATCGGATTTTATTTGTATGTGCAGCCCGTCACGTAGGATTAGCATTGGCAAAAGCTGCTATATCATGTAATAAAAAGGTTGCGTTTGCTTTTGGTTGCGATGACGCAGCTGATATAAGGTTACATTATTATTCTGCAAAAGAATATATACGTCATAGAAAAAGCGGAGGTATTGCAAAGGTTGACAATTCGGTAGGCGATGACGTAGAAATTATGATAACTGATCTAAAATCATATTTAGTTGCCATGCATTATATGTTAGCGTTTAATGATGCTAGTAACCTTATTATGTATTGGGATGAGCCAACGATTACATTAGATTATGAAACACACCCATTGCATGAATTAATTCATAAAAATTGGCGAGAGAATATAATTCCAAATATAATATTATCATCTGCTACATTACCTAATATAAATGACTTGCAAGATACATTATGTGATTTTAAATCAAGATTTGCAGGAGGTGAAACATATTCTATTGTAAGCCATGACACTCGAAAAACAATTCCATTGTTAAATAAAGATGGAGATATTATTATGCCTCATTTTATATCACCAGAATATGATGAGGTTAAGAACATGGCGGCACATTGTTTAAAACATTATACGCTTATGCGTTATTTAGATTTAGAATCTTGTATAGATTTTATTTTACTTGTTTCAGAAAATCCTACATGGATTGCTTCATCTAGGTATCATATGCAATATCATTTACCGGACCTAGATTCTATTACAATGACAAATATCAAATTATATTATTTAAAATTACTTCAAAATATATGCTCAAGTTCATGGAATACAATTATTTCTTTGTTAAAAGAAATACAATCAAATAAAGTAAATGTTGGAGCAAGATTAAGCACTGTAGATGCCTATACATTGGTGGATGGACCTACTATATACCTGGCAAATGATATTGAAAAAGTGGCTAAATTTCAGCTGCAAGATGCAAAAATTCCAGCGGGCGTCGTGGCTAGTATTATGAAATCAATAAAGTATAATAGTGTATTATCAGATAAATTATCTGTAATGCAAAAATTATTAGATGATGGTTTGCAAAAAGAAGAAGGGAAAGATAAAAAGATGTCTAGTGGTAAAATTCCTCCTGAACTAAAGAAAATTAAAAAAAATATAGAAGAACTTCAATCTTGTGTTAAAACTGTTTCATTAAGTTCTTTATTTGTACCTAATACAATTGAGCATTTGCAGAGATATGCACCTGATGATTCTATTGACAAAAATGGTGTTAAAAAGGCGTTTAGTTCTAATATATCAGAAAATATTGTAGAAAAAATAATGTTAATTGATGATGTAGATGATACTTGGAAATTATTGTTGTTAATGGGAATAGGTGTATTTGCATCTCATAAAAGCGCAGATTATACAGAAATTATGAAAACATTGGCTCAAGAGCAGAAGTTGTATTTAATTATAGCTTCTTCTGATTATATTTATGGTACAAATTATCAATTTTGTCATGGATATTTGGGTAAAGACTTGGCAGACATGAGCCAAGAAAAATGTATCCAAGCGATGGGACGAGTTGGCAGAAAAAGTTTTCAAAAAGAATATAGTTTAAGATTGCGGGACCCGTTGTTTGCCAAAAAATTATTTTATCCAGAAAAAAATAAACCTGAGGTGAAACACATGGCGACATTATTTTCGACCCCTATTACTGAATA